ACTGCATCGGCACCCCAGTGTTGGGGGCTTTGACCAACAACCCTGTCTTGGCAATCCCTGCCTGAGCCTTTCGGTAGAGATCCGCGGCGCAGGCCCAAATCTCCAGCACCGACATGTCCAACCGCTTGAGCAGATGAGGCGGCGCGCATTCCAGCGCGTAGCGCCAGGCTGCTTTGGCCCCCTCGGGCATATAGTCCGGCGGATCGACCAGGTCCCCTTGCGGCTTGGGTTCCCGCAGGTTCGTGCGGCACTTCTGGAGCGTTCCTTTAATTTGCTTGACCTTGGTCGGCAGCGGCTTACGACCGGCCATGTATGTCCTCATCCGGGGGGATCCCCCCCTGTTTCAATTTGCACGCGGAAAAATTTGGGCAGGCGCGCGCATCTGCGCCGCCCAACCGTAGAGATTCGACCCCCCTAGGGGGTCTGGCGCCTGCCAGCTGTCTCTCTGGCCGTCTTGCGGTTGTGGCAAGAGACGCAGAGAGGCTGCAAGTTGTCCCTATCAAAGCGGGCACCACCGTCCTTGAGCGGCACCACGTGATCCACCACCCCAGCCGCAATCAGGCGTTCCTTGGCCTTACAGACCACACAAAGGGGGCTCTCGCGCAGCACTGCCGCCCTCAGCACCCGCCAGTCCTTGGACTGGTAGAAGCCCACCTCGGCATCGAACCCACGCCGCGCACGCCCGTAATCACGATGGATCAGGGGCCGGTGTGCGTCGCAGTAACCGGGCACAGCCACCACTTCAGCGCAACCCGGGTATCGACAGGGAGTGGGAGCGCTGCGGGGCATTTGTCGGTATTTCCAACTGATTCAAGAAAGAAGCAACTGCTTCGGAGATTTAGCTTGGCTTCCTCTGGAAACAGAGCGTTCATACGAACACCATCAACCAAACCGAGGAGCAATCCATGAAAGCCAAAGACCCCAACAAGCAACTCGAGCAGATCGCCAAAAAACATCTGTTCATCGAGACCTTGGAGACTCAGCACAGCGACCGGCTGGACTTCCACGACGTGAGCGTCTGGGGTGTCAAGTCTGCGCTGCAAGCGGCCTATGAAGCTGGCCGCAAAGCCGCCAACACCAGACAAGCACGCATTTCCACCCAATCCTGATCGTAGAGCACCATGACCACGCAACTCACACCTGCACAACACGCCATCCTGGCTCACGCGCATCAGCACACCGAGGGCAAGATCACCTGGTTCCCCGAGAACATCAAAGGCGGTGCCCGCCAGAAGGTGATCGACGGCCTGTTCAAGCGCACATTGATCACTTACGACGGCAAGGACTGGTTCGTAGCTTCCGAGGGCTACGAAGCCCTGGGTGTGCCCCGCAAGGCACCGATCACCAGCAAGGCCCTCGACGAGGTCATTGAAGCCGCGACAGATGCGAAGCCCCGCAGCCGGGACAACAGCAAGCAGGCGCAAGTCATTGCCATGCTCAAGCGACCCGCAGGCGCCACGATCTCGCAGATCTGTGAAGTCACCGGTTGGCAGCAACACACGGTGCGAGGCACCTTTGCCGGCGCATTCAAGAAGAAGCTCGGTCTGGAGATCACCTCGACAAAGGAGGCTGGTGGAGAGCGGATCTACCGCGTCGCCTGACCAGAAGCCAAGCCATGAAAACAATGACCATCACGATAGAGCGAAAACCACTGACCATCACTTTCGATGGCCAGGAGATGCAGGTTGAAGAGTTGAGCATCCGTCTGCCGTTTGGCCGAAAGCCCGCTGACATCAATGAAATCGCCGCTACGGGTGAATACGTGGTCTACGTCACCGAGACCAGATTGATGACTCCAGAAGAGTTCGATGGTTTCGCCAAGCACCTTTACAAGTCTCTCGACTGGCTCAAGGGCAAGGGTGGCTACTTTATGCAAGGGCGTCTGTGCGTGGAAGTCAACGCTCCTGGACGCCCCTACCTGTACGTGGATCCGTCTGGTGGGGACTACGGCCGTTACGTGGCCAGGCTGGGCTGATCACCGTCGACCTCGGCTTCGGGGATGGGCTCGCCCACCCGGACAGCCTTGTGACCCGTGAACTCCTCCCAGCGTTTGACGATCACGTCGACGTACTTGGGATCGAGTTCGATGAGCCGGGCACGTCGCCCCGATTTCTCGCAGGCAATTAACGTGGAACCAGATCCGCCAAACGGATCGAGAACCAGGTCTCGGGACTTGCTGCTGTTACGAACAGCACGCTCGACCAGCTCCACCGGCTTCATCGTCGGATGCAGATCGTTCTTCTGCGGCTTCTTGACGTTCCAGACGTCACCCTGATCACGAGCGCCACACCAGAAGTGGTCTGACCCATCACGCCAGCCGTACAGGATCGGTTCGTATTGACGTTGGTAATCAGCGCGTCCGAGCGTGAATGTGTTCTTGGCCCAAATGATGAACGTGGACCAGCGACCGCCAGCGGCACGGAAGGCCGACTGGAGGGTGTCCAGTTCAGATGAACTCATGGCGATGTAGACAGCACCCTTGGTGTGGGTCAGGATGTTCGTGCATGCGTCCAACAGGAATCTGCCGAAGCCATCGCCCAAGTTGTCATTCATGATGGGGCGATTCTTGCCACGCATCTTGTCTTTGGCCGTGTTCGCGTAGTTCACGTTGTAGGGCGGATCGGTGAAGGTCATGTCCACCAGCTCCTCACCCAGCAGGGCCTTGAAATCATCAGCCTTGGTCGCGTCGCCACACAGCAGCTTGTGCTCACCCAGAATCCAGATGTCACCCGTCTTCGAGATCGGTGTCTCGCTGACCTCGGGCACAGCATCCTCATCGGTAAGGCCATCCTTCGTGGCCTCCTCACCAGCGATCAGGGCTTCCCACTCCTCTTGCGAAAAGCCGGTCAGGCCCAGATCGAACCCTGCGTCTTTGAGGTCTGCCAATTCGATGCCCAGCAGCTCGTCTTCCCAAGAGGCGTTCTCGCCAATCTTGTTGTCAGCCAGGATCAGTGCTCGACGCTGGGTGTCAGACAGATGCTCAAGCGGTACCACTGGCACCTCAGGCAGACCGAGCTTGCGGGCAGCCATGAGCCGTCCATGGCCTGCAATGACGTTGTTTTGGCCATCGATCAGGATCGGAGCGCCCCATCCGAACTCCCGGATGCTGGCCGCGATCTGGGCCACCTGCGCTTCCGAATGCTGCTTGGCATTGCGGGCATAGGGGATCAGGACGTCGACCTGGCGGTATTCGATGTGGATGGGATTCATGGGGGACCAGAAATGAAAAACCCGCCGGGTATTGCCACATGGGCCACCGGGCGGGTTCGTGAAGTTGTTGGATCGGAGACGCATCTCTCGCGACCATAGACAGAATTTATCGCGAATCCGGGCAAAACGCGACACCTCGAAATTCGCGTTTTCTCCGCACCTGTTCGCATCATTTGGCATGGGCAGGACGCGTCAAGCAACGTCTATCAACCTCCACGCGAAATATGTTCAGTAATGTTCTGAATAGCGACCTCCCAGTGCCTTTGCGCCGTGCGCGGAGCCACGCCAAAGCGTTTACCGATGTCGTACCAGCGCCAGCGTTCCGCCCGCATCCAAACTAACTTGCGTTGCTCGACATCCAAACACTGAACCCACTGCATGACCACGAGCATGCGTTCGATCTCTGCCGGCGTGGGCGGGAAACGATAGCCTGGCGCATCGTCGCTGGCCATGCGTTCGTACTCCGTGCGAATGATGGTGGGCCAAACGTTGAAGTAACCCTGAACCCTGACCGGTGGCAGGCGATGTGCTGTACGCGAGGCTTCGATGAGCCAGTTGGCCACGTCATCCGTCGTCCATTGAAGTGTTACTGCAACCATGTCATTCCTCCTGTGTGTCCAAAGCCCAGTGCAACAGTGCCAATGCATCTGCCTCGTTATCGTCGGTCACCGGATGCCCCAGTTCCCGCATCGCGTCCATAACCTCTGCCTTGCCCGCATTGCCCCTGCCGGTGACGTGCTTCTTGATCGTTCCCACGGGCACCCCTTGGTAAGGGATGTTGTGGTGCTCGCACCAAGCCGTGAGAGTGGCCAGCAGTCCGCCGTAGA